ACAGAGGCGAACGGTGTATTCCGTGATATATCAAATTTTGCCAAGACTGTTACGTTTACTTTTCAAGAATCAATGGGAAGTTTTACTAATCTATTACCTGTATTAAAGGGGAATAGAGAAGAATTCCGTAAATGGATGCCAGTAATTGCTGATATTTCTGCTGCATTTGGACTGACACTTCAAGAAGCAACCACAAATACGATTAGAGCAATCTCTGCTGGTATTGCTTCTTCTGATCTTTTTAGAGAAAAAGGGATTACTGCTGTACTTGGTTTTCAATTAGGAAAGTCATACACAGGAAAAGAATCAGCAGAAGGAATTTTAAAAGAGTGGGGTAAAAATTTTAGTATTATCAAAGACGCTTCAAAAGAACTTGCACACACATGGGATGGTATTGTTGGTATGATGCAAGATAGATGGGTTCTGTTTGTTAAGAAGATTGGCGATTACGGAATTTTTGCTACACTTAAAGCTCGTTTGCAGGCAGTATTAGAGACATGGGACAAAATGGCCGAAAAGAATGAGTTCGGTGTTTCACAACTTGATATATTGGCTCAAAATATAAGTCGAGCTTTAGAACTGTTATTTAAAAAGATACAAAACTTTTTTTATAAGTTGTTCAAACTTGTTTCAAAATTTGCTTTTATAGGAACTTGGTTTGATACAAGAGAAGAGTCTGATCTTAAAAATAAAATATCTGCTGTTGAAGAAGAAATTTCTGAAATGTATGAGCAGAAGCATTATGGTGCTCCACTTGATGAAGAAGCATTAGAATCATTAACAGATAGATTATCCTTTTTGAAAAAAGAATTAGAGTCTGTTAAAAAATCTGGTGGTGATTTTGGCAAAGCTTTAGAAGAGGTGATGGCCAATATTAAGAAATTGACTGGAGGAGATACAGACGCCGTTCTTAACGCTGGCGGGCGTATAAAAATTGTCAAGCCTGTTGATGAAGAAAAAATTGCAGAAGCCAAATTGCTTGCAAAAGCCGCCGCTAAAGAGACCAAATATTTTGATCTTTTACAAGATGCGTCTATAAAAATATCTGATAAACAAACTGCGAATCAAATATCTTCTATCCGAGCGTTAAGAGGCGAGTGGGCCGCACAACAGGCTCAAGTAAATTTTGATGCAGAAAAACTTAAAAAGGATCTTATTGATAAAATCAAGAAAGGGACGGAATTTGGCGAAGAAAGATACATGCCAGATATTGATAGGATTGTTAAAGAATTTAAAAGTGTAAGTCTCGCTGGAATGTTAGACCCACAGATAAAGGAAGCTAAGACAAAAATCAAATCAGCAGAACGAGAATTAATGTCTCTTGATATGACTGATTATCAAAAAGAGCGTAATCAAACTTTGTGGGAATACAAAGATGCTTCTTTTGGTGCTGCTGACGCTGTTAAGGAATTGTTAGCTAAAGAGCGAGATATCAAATTAGCAACTATTGCTTCTACCAAAGCCAAATCTGATAAGATTCTCACTCTTCAAAGAGAAAATGAGTTACAGCAGTTACAATACAAAGACACTCAAAAGTATACTGCTCAGATGGCTGCTTTGAAAAACACTTTAGAACAAGAAGGTGGTTCTGGCAATGCTGATGCTTTGACTAGATTTCAGCATAGCGTTCAAATTCTTTCTACTACAACAAAGAAAGAACTTGAGAGTTCATTACGAGAAGCTAATGCACAATTAAGGTCGTTGGGTCAGACTGACGCACAGAGAGATATGGCTGATCTGAATAGACAGTTTATGGCTCTCGATGATGCAAAAGGCCAATTCCCAGAACTTACTGCACAAGTAAAAAAGTTAAAACAGGCTCTTCAAGATATAAACAATCAGAAACATCCCAAAACCTTTGCTGAAGGCTGGAATAACGCCACTACAGAGATGAAATCTAAAATCCTTACCGTAGGTCAGATTGGTACTACAATGGCACAAAAAACTTCTGACGCAATGGCGGGGGCTTTTGAAGAAGGATTCTTTGCTGTATTTGAGAAGGGGATAGATGGATTGGGTGATGCTTTTGCAGGTTTCGCAGAGAGTGTTTTGAAAGCCCTTGTCCAGATCCAAGCACAACAGATGGCTATTGGTATTATGGGGAGTTCCAAAGCTGGCACTGGTATTGCAGGTTGGTTTTCTGGTTTATTTCATGATGGTGGAGTTGTTGGTGCTACTCAGCCGACACAACACAAATTAGTCAATCCCTCTATTTTCAATTCTGCTCCGAAGTTCCATGAAGGTCTTATGCCTGATGAATTTCCTGCTATTCTTCAGAAGGGAGAGTTAGTAATCCCTAAAGATGGATGGACTAGCGGCAATACAGGAACTTCAAATGTAAACGTAAGGATACATAATGAGGGTGGAGAACAGATGCAGGTTAAGCGCACAGAAGCGCAACAGGATATGTCAGGAATGGTTCTTGATATATGGATTGATGGGTACACAAGAAACAAGAATGGATTGAGAACAATGCTTGGCGGATAAATAGCCTTTTATAACAATTTGTCGAGGGTGGTACTTAATAGTATCACCCTTTTTTATTGGTAAAAAAGGAGGTAATTATGGCAACGGTATTCCCGTCTATACAAAAACCCTCTAGTAGAAAGAGAACATATTACAAGCCTCAAATCAGAACAGAATTTGAATCTGGATATGTACAGTCTCGTGCTAAAGGTACAAAAGGAAGATGGCAGTTTGAATTAACTTGGGATAATATGATTATTTCTGACTTTGAAATTTTGCAGACGCATTTTGACGATTCATGTGGCGATACGTTCACAGTATTGAAAGAGATGATTTTGACCGATACTGATTTGGTTTGCAGATATTCAGATGATCAGCTCACAGCAACAACATCATCCCCAGGATTTTATAGTGTAACAGTAGCATTGGAGGAAGAATAATGCCATTAGACCTTTCTCCAGCAGCATATTTAGAAAAGAACAAAATGGCGTCTGATGGTGCATGGCTAATCCTACTTCAGATTGATGTTAAGCAGTTAGATGATACTATCAGACTTGTTCGAAATACAGAGGATGTAGTTTGGAATGGGTTTACTTGGCAAGCCTTTCCATTTGAGCTTGATGAAATTTCTGAAAACTCAAAAGGTGAAATTCCAAAAGTGCAGATCAAGGTTTCTAATGTTCGTAGACAGATGGAATATTATCTGGAACAGGCTGATGGTGGAGTTGGAAGTACAGTTACTATAAGAGTAGTACATTCCAAACATCTTGATCTTACTAGCCCAGAAGTAGAGTTGGTTTTTGAGGTGACAGGGACCAAGGCAAACGCCACATGGGCCACTTTTACTCTTGGTGCAACAAGCCCGTATAATAGACAAATCGGACAGAGAGTTCTTAAATCGTTCTGTAGACATAATTTTAAAGATGCCCGATGCAAATATGGCGGAGCAGCAACGGAATGTGATCATACTCTCACTAGGTGTCGCCAATTAGGCAATTCTGTTAATTTTGGTGGCTTCCCCGGAGTAGGGATGAATGGTGGATTATATGTCTAATCTTGGAGACTTTGTAGGAATCCCTTTTGTTGATAGAGGTAGAGACTACTATGGGTGTGATTGCATGGGGTTGGTACATTTAATATTTAAAGAGTATGGAATTGATATTCCAACATACGATGTTAAGTGTGATGACACCAAAGCAATTAGCGAACAATTTTGTTGGCTATATGACAACAAAGAAAGTAATGGATGGGCGGAAATAGAAGAACCTGAAGAACCGTGCCTCATAACATTTGCTATAGATGGGAATATGCCAGACCAAGTATGTCATGTTGGAACATATGTTGGGAATGGAAAGTTTATTCATACTATAGCAAAACAAGGTTCATCTATAGTGAAAATAAGACATCCATTTTACAGAAATAAAATTAAGGGGTTTTTCAAATATGAGAAAAGTTCAAGTAACGGTAGTTACAAACCCATTTAAACCACATGATACAAGAGAAACAAGAGAATTTGAAGTAGGAAAATCTGTACGGCAACTCGTGCAAGAGTTTTTCCCACTAGCGCCTACAGATTTGGATATTGTTGCATCTAGGAATGGGATTGTTCTGGAATCAGACTTGAATGACATTTATCCTGTAGCAGACGATAGTGTTGTTTTTACTACTATTCCGAAAGGTGGCGGTGGTGGCGGATCTAATCCGTTGAGAGTGGTTGCGATGTTGGCTGTTGTAGTTATCGCAAGTATGGTTGCACCATATGCTACATCTGCTCTTCTTGGTGGTGGATTGCAGGCCGGAGGTGCTGCTAGTCTTGCAAGCATAGGGGTGTCGGGAGGTTTATATAATGCCGTAAGTGCTGGCGTTATGGGGGCCATGATGGTTGGTGGGGGCTTACTTGTAAATGCAGTTATGCCGCCAGCAACACCTTCAGCAATGTCATCTAATATCGACTCTTTTGAGACGTCATCGACATACTCTTGGAACTCATCAGGAAATACGGCACAAGAGGGACATATCCTTCCTATTGTATATGGGTCTATGCAAGTTCAGCCGTATCTAATCAGTGCTCATGTTACTACTGATGCTAATTCTAATCAAACATACAACCTATTATATGCTGTAGCAGGTCATAAAGTTGATTCTATATCCAATATTAAAATCAATGACCAGCCTCTTTCATATTATGATGATGTTGTAACGTATACAAGGCTTGGTGATGATATACAGAGTGTTATTCCAAACTTTATGGATACCACTACAGACACAAATGTCGGTGTCAATCTTAGCGTCAACTCCCCTATTGTCAGGCAAACAGGAGGCAATGGGGCGCAAAAAGTTGGTGTTACAATATCGCTCCCGAGAGGATTGTATTATGCAAACGACTCTGGTGGGTTGAGTAGTCAATCTGTCACATTTACAATTAAATACCGAGTTGTTGGTAGCTCTACTTGGATTACAAAGGGTACTTATACTATATCAGGAGCACAAACAGATTCGATTGTAAAATCATATAGTATAAATGGATTATCTCCTGATCAGTATGAAGTGCAGGTTACTCTAACTAATAGACCTCCTGAAACTAGCAGATATGGTGGAGATGTCTCGTGGTCTGCAATCTCTGAGACTGTAAAGGATGATTTTACATACCCCGGTATTGCGCTCTTATCAGTA